ATTTTGATTAGAAACAGGATGATCAAGTGTGTACGAAGTAGTTGCACTTGTAGTAAAGTCTTGCTTCTGAAATGAGCTGAATGCTTCAGCAGGTTGATTTCCTATAAACGGCATTTATCTCCTATGTACTAATTGCATCTACTGCTGATACCCAAACATCTAATGATGAAGCTGTATCTGATACTACTTTTAAAGCATCACCAGATTGAACTACAAACTTTGCTCCGCCATCTAATACTTGTAATGATGAACCACTTGGTATTGGTGCATCTTTAACAAGATAGATGTCATTAGAACCATCATTAATATATACAGATGCTACAACAGATGATGTTGTTATATTTGCAACTGAAATACCAACAACAGTATCATAACTATTTGCAGTAAATAAAGTTGCTGCAGATGTACCTACATCGTTGCTTGTGTATCTTCTAAAGTTTTGTGCCATATTTACTCCTTACTATAATGCAATCGCCATTGCAATCGCAAATCCATTACTTGCCAAACTTGATGCATCTACAGCAGCTACCTGCCAAGATGAACCATTATATACTTTTAATTCATTTGAACTTGTATTGAAATATAAATCACCTGCAGTTAGTGCATCCCCATCATTATCTACTGTTGGATCACTAGATTTAGCTCCTAAATAAGTATCATCAAAATTATCAGCTGCAGCTTCGGCAGCAGTTTGAGCAGCTTGAGCAGCAGTTTTAGCTGTGTCAGCAGCGGTAGCACTTGTTGCGGCATTAGTCGCTGAAGTAGCTGCCTCACTGGCTTTCGTTGTAGCAGTTGTTGCACTAGATGCAGCGTTGGTAGCTGATGTAGCAGCTTCCGATGCTTTTGTCGTAGCTGTCGTTGCAGAACTTGCAGCAGACGTAGCTGAAGAAGCGGCATTAGTTGCAGACGTACTCGCTTCACTAGCCTTAGTCGTTGCTGTTGTAGCTGAACTAGCGGCACTAGTTGCTGATGATGCAGCGTTTGTTTCTGAAGTTGAAGCATTAGATGCTGACGTTGATGCTTCACTCGCTTTTGTAGTTGCGGTTGTTGCAGATGACGCAGCATTTGTTTCTGAACTAGCAGCGGCAGTAGCCGAACTAGCGGCAGCGGTTGCACTACTAGCTGCGGCAGTTGCACTAGAAGCAGCAGCACTAGCAGATGTTGTGGCAGAAGCTGCGTCTACCAATAAAGACCATTTAGCTGAATCAGTATTTGTTGTTAAAGGTTGTGATCCAGATGATGTATGTGAAGTTGTACATATAAAAATATTATTTGTTGAAGTATCTTTTACTAAATCTCTAGCGTTATAATCTGTACCAGATGACCAGTTTCCAACAAATGTTCCAAGTTCTTGTGTTACTGAAATTTCTCCAGAACTATCAAATGCTAAAATTTTATTTGCTCTATCTGTTGCACCTACAGCAAACTCTGTAGATGTCATGGTATTTGTTCTTGATAGTTTTATAGATCTAGTTACTTCTTCTTGTAACTGTTGCAATGTCATAGTTGCACGATCCAAACCCTCTTCGTGTGATTCCGCAGGGAATGGATCATTGGCAATATAATCTATTGCCTGTGTTTGCGGAACTGCTCTTCTCAACACAACTGTTTCTGTATTTGTTGGAATATTACCAGAAGTAAATACTACAGTTCCACCAGAAGCAGAACCTGCACCAGTTACTGTGTAATGTGTGGTAATTGTTTTAACAGTTTCAGTTGCTGTTGATGATCTTATTATGACCTGTAAGTCAGAGTCCGCAAAAATCTTAAATGTATAATTGAAGGTAGTTGTGCTACCATCCCCTGAGTATGAATTTTTTACTGTAGTCGAAGATATTGTCATAGTTAATCCTCTATATTATTATTGTTCATTATTATCAACCTTTATATTCATTATATCTAAACCCTTTTTAGCAGTTTTTATCATAACAAATGCAAACTGATCTATAAGTTCTCTTTTTTCTTCAGCAGTATATTTTTTATTATTATATATATTTCTTATCATAGCACCATACTCTTTCATAGCTTCTACTTGATTTATTAAATTATATTCTTGACCAGTTATAGAATCCCTAATTTCCTTAGCTTCAAAAACTTTACCATCATCTTCAAGAGCTTTTGCCTTGTTTAATTTTAATTGAATTTTGTTGGTTGCTTCATAAAATTTAGTAATCCATTGTGATTGTAAGTCTGGATTTTTTGCTAAAAAAGCTCTAAAGACAGGCATAGATGATAATGGTTCAGTTGGTTTTATAGGATCATCTATTAAACCACTTTCTATTAATGCTTTATCAGATAATTGAATAGCATATCTGCCTAGTGTACCGGTCCATGCTTTTATAAAATTTTCTATTGCTATAGGATTACTAAATTTAGTATCTAATCCAGTAATTTGATTAACAATAGATGCAATTAATTTAGCAGATTCAGATGTGTAGCTTGTATATTGCATATCATTTGGTAAATTTTTAGCAATATATTCTGGAACTAATGGTTGATCTCTAAACCAACTTTTATTAGTCCACGCTTCAAATATAGGTAATACTACTTGAGGTGTTGGTATAAATCCTTTGGCAGTTTGCTTTAAATAATCTGTAAACCAACCATCTAATTCTTTTCTAATTGTTTCATCTTTATTATAATTATGATTTAAATAAGATTCTACTAAAGAAGCAAACACTACTCCAACATCAAAAGGTTTTGGTATTTTATGAATTACTTTATCTTTACCTTCACCTGTTGATATTAACCAATAATGTCTTTTAACCCATTCTGGTTGTGCTTGAATATCTTTATCATCTTTATTTAAAAACCAAAGAAGAGCAGTTGGAACCATTATTCCGCCACTTATAGCAAGTAAAGCTCTTGTTGGTCTTTCTCTGAAAGCATCAAATAGTTTTGCATAACCTTGTATTCTTGCATTATAAAATGCAGATATTTGATTTAAGGTTTGTATCTTTGCTCCCATTTTACCAAAGTCTAGAGTTATATCTCTACTTTCAAAACCAGCTCTTTCTACTGCTTTTTTGTGTGTCATTCCTTTTTTAATAGAAACATTGTATGCTCTTCTAAATTCTGAAATTCTTGTAGCATTTTCAAATGTTTCAGAAATAACTCTTAATATTTCTATAGGATTTTCTGCTTTATTTCTTATTTGACCTTTATTTAAAATATCAAATGCAGGTTTATCAAAGATAGCTCTATCAACTGAAATCATTGTAGATTGCATACCACCAGACTTAATCCAATCCTCATAAAGTTTTTGAGCTTTCTTACTTAAACCTGTTCTCCCTGCAATAATGTCAAACAATCCTCTAATAGAACTAACGACAGGAAAAAATCCGTACTTACTATATATAGATGCTTGAACTGTATCTCTTAAAAAGTTTGCACCAACAAAATCTAAAGCTAAAGTTGCACCAGCTCTTAACCATGATGCAGGTTTTTTTCCAATAAAACCAAATAAATTTTGTATGGCTCTAGGATCAAAATCTTTCATTGCTTCTGCAAGATCTCTACCTACTTCCCAAACCTCATACTTACCATTACGAATAACTCCTATAGAATCATCACCAACTTTTTCAAAATTTTTTCTAAATACTTGTAAGTTTTCTATTTGTTTTGCAGTTAATGCAGAAGTATCTATACCTAAATCTTTCAATTCTTTTGCATCTAATTTTATAGTTTTTAAAACAGATTGTTTTTTTATATCTAGAAACAAACCTTTCTCTTGACCTTTTTCAACTAAATTAATGAACTCTACAATAGCAGCATTTCTGTCTGCTTTTTTAATTAAAGCAAATGTATTACTGTATGTAGTTTCAATAGGATCTATTATATCTTTTATTGATCCTTTCATTTCTTTTAATGGAGATACAGCTTGTTTTGCTTCTCCTTTTACAACAGACTCCATAACTCTAGCAAAACCAATATAATCTTTATTCATTTCTATCATAGCTCTAAAAGTTTCCGGAGTTATTAAACCTTTGTCTCTTACATATTCTAAAATTCTTTGATTATATTCTACTAATTCTTTTCTTATTTTTTCATATTTTTTAATTAATTTTGGATTGTTTGCTACTTTGTTAGCAACATCTACAGTAATACCAGTTTCTATATCTTGTTTACCTTTTTCAACTACTCTTTTAGAAATTGCATAATTATTAAATTCTGCGTAAGTTTGTCTATTTATTCTATCTCTTTCTTTTATATTTAAAGTTAATTTTTTATTTATTAATGGATTTAATATTTCTTTAAAAGATTTACCATTTGTTTTTAAATTAACATTAAATGTACCAACTTCAATAGCAGCACCCGCTTTATTTTCTACACCTAATAAAACTCTAAATCTTTCATAAACATTTAAAGCATCTTTCATATTTTTTATATTTTGTACTTGTTCAACAATTTTTTTAATTGGATGAAGTCTATCAACAAGATCAGTTACATTTTTATTTTTTAACTCTACTGCTTTTGATTTAACACCTTCAATAGTTGTAACAGGCTCTCTTTCTGAATATTTTGTTTTATTAAAAATAGCTTGTTCTTCTTTAGTTTCAAACTTTAATCCTTCTTTAAATTTTTCTGGTTTATATGTTATTGTTCTTTCATTACCATAATGTCTTGGAGTTTGATTTGTTGTACTTGCAAGATCTTCATGCACTGTTTTGTGAATAACTATATCTTCTGCAACTTCTGGTAATGTTCGTTTGTTTTTTATCATAACTTGTTTTGATTTATTTATTGTAGCTCCACCAAAATTAAATAAACCGAATAAAAATAAACTATCTTGCATCTGTTCTTTGCTAGGCATTTCCCCGTGGATAATTGCACCTGTTGCTTCAAATCCAATTGCATTAGCTATTGTTTTTTTTAATGGTCCATTAAATAATCCACCAAGTTTTGTTGCAGCAAAAATTTGAGCAGCTTCAGTTGCTCCAGCTCTAATTCCTTCTTTAGTCCAAACTTTAAAAAATTCATTAAAGCCATTTACTTCATCATTCATTAATGCTTTTAAATAAGTTTCTCTTAATGAACCAGCAACAAAAGCACTACCTGCTAAAGCAATATCTGGTTTTCTAGTAGCATATGCAAGAGGTACTGCAGCAGCTGCATAAACAGGAAAGTCTTTTACTAATCTTGATATGTTCATTATATTTCTTTCTAAAAAACCTGTATCCTCTGGGTTTTCAGAGGTATACATTAAAGGCATTTCTTCACCATTTACATAAGATTGATGCAGATCCCATATACCTGCATCCCATCCTCTCTCCCAATATTTTTTAGGTTCAAATATTTCACCTACTAATTCTTCTTTTCTTTTTTGAAAAAAAGGTGTTGTATCGTTTTGAGCATTTAATTGTTCTATTTCTGAATATGCTTTTTGATGTTCATCTTTACCAATGTTAATAATTTCATTCCAAAAATTTCTAATAGGAGTTAAATTTATTTCCTTGTAACCTAAATCTTTAGCAATCTCTTGTGTAGTAAAACCTGCTAGACTTAAACTTTTTACTTTATTTTTTTTCCATGCAGTTATTTCTGATTGAGAAAAACCTGCTTTTTCAAAAGACTCTATTTGCTGAGCAAGTGTAGCCATTAATTTTCCTTGGTTAACTCTTCGTATTCTTCAATAGTTATTTTTCTACCTAACTCATCCTCTAATTGTTTTTTTGTTTTTTTTTCAAATGGTAAATCTGGAAGATCTGGATCTCTAGTGATTTCTTTAATTCCTTGATAAACATCATCCATGCTTGGAATAAATGTATGAATATCATAAGCAATAAAATCTTTATTACCTCTTGTTGCTTTTAATAATTGATCTGGAGTTTTGCCTTGTTTTAAACCATCTATATATCTTAAATACATAGTATATTTAAACATATTTAATCTTGCATCTCTTTTAGGATCTACATCTTTTAATGCTGAACTTCCAGAAATTTCTAAAGAAAACAAATTCATAAAATCAAAAAACTTACTATGATTTTCTTTAAAATTTTCTTCATTAGAAATTAACAAAAGATTATTTAAAAATTTTACATCAGCAATATTTACATCCTTACCTACTCTTTCAAGTATAGACAAAGGTGTTGTTTCCCCCATAAGTGTAAATTTATCAGTAACATTATTTATTTTATCGTTAATAATTAATTTCATTATATCGTCATTCTTTTCAAATTTTGAAATACTGTTAGCTGTTCCATCACCAATTTTTGTATTAACTAAAGTAAATTGCTCTACAGCTATTTGATTGTCTGGAAAAATTTCTTTTAATTTTTCAGTGTAAGTTCCTTCGTTTTTATAAAAATTTTCAAATATTTCATTTGTTTTTTGAGCTGCTTCAATTTTAGATATATTGTTACTTGTTAATATTTGTAGTTGTCTATCAGACTTCATTTGATTTGCTACTGTTAAGTATTGTTTTTCAAATTCAATTTTTTCTTGAGGTTTTAAACTTTGATAAATAGCTTGTAAATTTTCATTACCACCAAATGTTTTGTTTTTAATTTCTTCATTTGCAATAACAAAATCTCTAGGATCTGAATCAAAAGGAATATTAAGAGGAGCTAACAAAACTTGAAACTTTTGATCTTTAATAACACCATCTGCAACAGCATCTAATTCTAAAAGTTTTGCAGCAGAAACGTCATCAAAAGCTCCTTCTTCTCTAGCTTTTTTAAATTGATTAGGTTGAGTATTAGCCATAGTTGTTGCTAAAAATGTTATTCCATTTTCATTATATTGTTTTAATATTTCTTCTTTTGTGCCATCATCATAAGCAGCATTAGAATCAACTCTGTTTTTATTATTATTTTTATATGTTTCTATATATTGAACACCTAGTTCTTTAAGAACCAAAGTATCTTTAGACCAAGCATCTTCATCTATTTTTTGATTTTCAACAATTAAATTTTCTCTAGCTTTTGAAAGAACTTTTGTTTTTAACAAACCAGATGTTGCATAAAATTTTTTATCAATAGCTTTTTTTTCAAAATTATTTAACTTTGCAAAGTCATTTGCTTTATGCCAATTATAAAGTTTTTTTATTTCTGTGTCATAAAATTCAGATGCTTCAGTAGGTGAATCTTTTGCTTTTGCTTCACTTTGAATAGTTAGCCAACCTTTTTGTATTACATTTCCTTTATCATCTTTTTTATCTTCATAAAAATTATTTAATAATAAATTAGATTTATTATTTGCTTCTATAGTTTTTTCTTGAATATAACTTTCTTGTAAATATTTACTTACTGGAGCTAACGCAGATGCAGGTGTTCTATTTACATTTAATTGTAAATTAGATTCAACACTTGCAGTATCTGTTGTTATAGTTCCTGTTGATGTATATGTAGGTATCTTTGGCATAGTTATCCCATCATCGTTAATAGTGATGTTCCAGTTGATGATATTGTTCCTAGTTGAGCAATTCTAGCTTCTTGTTTTGCTACATCACCTTTTATTCTAGCAAAGTTAGCTTCCTCAAATGCTCTTGATTTTCCTATTTCTGCATTGTATTTTATTTTTTCTTTTTCTAATTCAGCTTCTTCTAAATTAGCTATTCTTATTCTCATTGCAGTTCCACCTTGAGTAACTCCAGACTTTGCTGTTTGAACTATAGTTGTTCCTTCAAGTTTTCTAAATTCTTTATCAAAAGTAGATAAATCTAATGCTAATTTATCATCAATAATTTTAGCTTGTTGTTCTTTAACTTTAGCATTTCTATCGTTTACAGCTTCATTAAATTTACCATAAGCACCTTGTTGTTGATATTGTGCTGCACCTATTGCACCAACTACTGCCATCTGCCAACTCATTTAAAATATCCTCGCATATCTGTATTGATGTGAACCATCAAAACCATAGTATTTCATTAATCCTTCGTTCTCCAATCCTAACCACTTAGCAAATCTTATGCCTTTAGTAAAATCTTCTCTTACAGCAGTTTGAACTCTTTTAATATTATTTTCTTTTGCTAGTCTTGCAAAATTTTTTTTAATAGCTTTGGCAACAAGTAAAGGATGATCCCAAACTTTGTTGGTTGCAATAACCCAACCTTCCGCTACACCTTTCCAAATTATTTTCATACCAGCTGCTGCAACAGGTTCATTGTTAATCATACAAGTATAAGCCAATCCTTTTTCCTCCAGTTGCATAGCATCTCCATCAAACTCTGCATCCTTGTTCATCAAAGGATGGTTCATTTGATTTGATAATATATATCTGCCGTGTTCTTTTGTATACGGCACTACATATAGTATATTATCCATCATTTGTCTGAAGTCTAGGGTATAACGATAAAATCGTCAAAGGTAAAGGTTGAGTTTGCCTTACAAAGATAAACCCATCCGTTTCATAGTTACCTCTAAACTCCACTTCTTTGTCTCCAGTAAAGACTCCTAATCCACTATCCATAGCATCAGCAGAACTTCTAAATGGTATTCTTTCCATATTAGATAAGTCTGGTCCTACCTCTACACCAATAGATTCATATAGTCTTATTGAGATATCAAATATTCTTTTAGTTTTACCTTGTGATGTTCCATCTTGTGATCCGGCATCTAATCGCATAGTCTGTAGTAATGATGTATATCCTAGTCCAACTTTTGCTTTTGTAACATTTCTGTCTAAAGTAATGCTACCAGAGGTAACAGTTTTATCTGGATGAGTAGAACCATCAGCTAAGATAGATACTGTTTGACCTTCAAGGTGATCTAATCCTGTAATTGTATCTGTAGATGAACCACTGTAGTTAAGTTGTGAATCTAAAAAATTAAATGTAGTGTCATCTGTTTCATCAAAATCAAAATCATTAATGTATTCTACATATCTTCTAGTTACACTATTGATTGTTCTTTTAACAATAACATACACTTGATATTCTGAATTATCTGTAGGTATTGTTGCAACACTTTCACAAACACCAAAACCTGTAGCACTTGCTCCAGAACCAAATGTTCCGCCAAACTTATGTCTGTGCCAAGCAACAACTTGTTGTTCTCTTTGATAAGTTAATCCTACTAACTCACCATCATCTCTTGTACCCCAAATAATTTGATTCGGTTCTTGTTGATAAGATAGTTGTGTTAATCCACCTTCAGTAATGTGTTCAGCAAGAATAGTTAAGTCAGGAGATACATAACCATCAACATCAAAGTTGTAAGCTAGTTCTCTTAATTTTCTTTTAGCTCTTTGTAAAAACAAAGTAGCATTACCTGCAGGTATAGCATCTACGTTTGCTGCACCATG